AATTTCAACAAGAAACAACTAAAATAATAAAAAAGTTTATTTTTTTTCTATTTTGTTGTTGACATCTAAAAATGTTTAGTGTATATTGTGTTCATAAGGTTGAAAAAAGATAAACATTTTAAAGGAGGTGATTCAATGTCACAACGAAAAAGACCGCCTTATAAAGAATTTATAGCATGGATGATCGTTAATGATGTCAAACGACAAGATTTACAAGACTTGCTAGGAGTAACGTCAGCTACGCTTAGTCATAGACTTAACGGGACAGGAGCTGATTTCACGATGGAAGAAGTTCGTACTATTATTAATAAGTACGGAGAAGAAGTAAGTTCATTTTTTTTGAACTAAAAGTTGAAAAAAGATAAACATTCTCAATTAGAAAGGATGAAGTGGAATGGATAAAAAAACGACAATAAAAGAGTTTCTAGAATTCAGAAGCAAATTCACAAAAAGAGAATGGCACGAATTAAATCAAGCTATTGACGAAAGACTAAATCAAAAAGCCGACCAATTAAAACTGGACGACTCGGATTTAGTAGCTATCTCAGACAAATTAAAAAGATTTATCTAGAAAGGAGGAAGTGGAATGGATAAAGAATTAAATAAAGTACTTTCTAAACTTGAAGGGAGATACCTTCACAGCATAAACCAAGAATTGGAAATACCAGAAGAAATAAAGAAAGAGTTAGAAGAAATTTCTTCTAGAATTATTGCCATTTTTGAAGAAAAAAGCATGTCATACGCTAGTGCATACAACATGCTAGACCTAGTACACAAAGTACTAGAAGAAAAATCAACACGAGTTAAATTATAGCAACTAACTCAAAAACATCCGTATCTTTTACAGCGAGTACGGAAAGTTTTAAGCCAGTTTCTAAAAATAACACATCGTGGATTTGAGAAGGAACACTATCAATGTTCACTACTTTTTCTTTTTGAATTAACTCATCTAACAAATACGATTTCACTAGATTGTGAGAATCAGAAAGAAATGAAAAAGATTTTAATTCATCGGAGAATGTATTCTTTAATGAATTAGCATCTGATTCGAATAGAGATTCCATCGTAACACAATCTCGTTCCAGAATTGGTCCTTCTGGATAACCGTAATCTGTATAAAATTCAAAACAAGAGAAAGTAATTAATTGTCCGTTTAATGAATATACGAGCTTGTAATCAGAAAAATCTAGATTGTTTTTGTTGTTACTTTTTTTGAAAAACTCAACTCTAATTTCATTAGCACGAACGTTACTTAAATTTAGACCCATATAAAACACCTCCCTTCAGACACATTATAAGTCTGAAAATAGATGGTAACAATATGAAAATTAGAGAAAGGAGGAAGGAACATGCTGAAAAAACTTCGCCAAGAACGCGGCTTAACGCACGAACAATTGGCGAAAGCATTAGGAATCAGTAAATCGTATTACGTGAAAATCGAAAATGATTTTATGAATCCTAGTTACAAAGTGTTGAAGAAGTTAAAAGATTTCTACGGAGAGGATATTAATTTGAATGAACTTTTTAAATAAAAAAACGCGTCTTATCCGTTATATAAGACACGCTACGGAAATTGTTCTGCTCAAGTTAATAACGGTAACCAACAACACTTCGCCAGTATCGTCCCTGACACTGTAGTTGAAATAGATTTTGATTCTCGATTTTAGAGACTAGCTTTTTCGCCATTTTCTCAACGGCAGCTAATTTATTGTTCTGTTTGGTCGTATAGCTAAGACGACCGAAAAAGCTAACTCCCCCTATTGAACCCTGCTAGCCAGGTGCGGTAGGCAAAAGGTAAACCTACAAATGAATCCAAACTCTACTGAGACACAGTACCTTTCAAAAATTCTGATAATAATGTTGTCATTATCATCATCCTTTCCACCTACTAGGATTTCAGAAGAAGTAGGTAAGGATATTATAACATTAGTTTCATAAATAAGGAATGCTTTTTAAAAAAAAGAAGACGATATGAACGCCAACGCAAAAAAACGAAAGGAGTTTAAACCATGACACTAGCAGAAAAAATCAGGGAATATTTCAAGAAACATCCTTCTGCTACCTACGATGAAGTTGCGGAAGCAGTCAAAACAACCAACAGTACTGTTCGGACAAATGTTTGTAGAGACTTAAAAACTGGGAGATGTATTCGATTAGAAGATGGCTCTCTGGACTACTCAACCTACTTCGAAAAAGACATTTTACTAACTGAGTTAGTTGAGTGGAAGAACGAAACCAGACGAGAGTGGGTGGATATGTTAACGAGAGCTGCTGAGAAAGAAACAGATAGTAACACAATGCGTTTGTTAATCAAAGAAGCTAACAAACTCATGAAAGAGGTAACGAAGTAAAGGAGGGAGAACCATGGAACAATCAACGCTTGATTATTACGAACCAATATTTTTCGAAGTCGTAAAAAGAAACCCAGAGAAATTTGTTGGATTAATAAAACCTTTTATTGATTCGAGAAGTAACCAACGGTGGATAACGACTGAAGAGTTGTGTGGAGCAATTGGAACGAGTTCCAGTTCGTGGCACAAGAGTGAAATCAGAAACCATCCAGTGGTGGTTGCAGCAAGAAGAACAGATACACGCCCATACAAATATCAAGCGAGCATGATCGATGAAATTCAAAAGGTATGGGACGGAAGGAGAAAACGATGAGAACGGAACAAAGAAGAAAAACGAGGGTACAATTCATCCCATTCATGAAATGGATGCTAGGGTGGTACATTTTAGCATTTGGAATCATTATCGCAATGATGAGCATTGTGCTCTTGGTAGGAAAGGCGGTTGAACAACACGGATCAAAAGTGAATCTAATTAGAAGTGGGCAATATGTAGAACCTGATTTTCAGGATTCGTGGAACAAAAAAAGCCAGCGCGGCAACGCTGACTAAATAATAAAAATCCTAAGGAGATTATAACACAATGTGCAATAAGTTTGAAACTTTACATGCAAATTACCTTGACCCTCCAGAACCAAAAGTATGGGGATACGATTGGAAAGGTGAAGAAATATACGTAGGTGATGAATATTACGATATGGACGGTGATTACGTCCAAGCGGATAACATCGAAGATTATTTAAAATCAACCTATTTAACCACTTCACTCAAGATTGCGGGTGAGTAAATGGAAGATGTGTATTTAAACGATGACCTACTGGATTCAAAACTGCAAAACGTTTTATACGCCAATAAGGTTATCGGGCAAATCAGAATGAAGAATGATTCGTACGAGGTATATCTTTACGAGCCTCAAAGAAGAATGACGAGGGTTAAAACCTACGAGGAGGTTGAAGAGATATTAAAAAGCGTATCGAGATCATTAAAAGAACAGAGTCAAAAGTAATTTTGGACATTGATGCGGACTTTGTAAATCCGCTAATTTTTGAACAATACATGGACTATGGAAAAACAGTGGAGGATGCAGCAGTGGCGATAGTGCAGAATATCCCCAACGTGAAATCGTTCCACATAGAACATCAAGGAACACAGAAAGGAATGTTTTATAAATGAATTTATATGAATTAAGTCTTGCATTTCAAGAAGTGCAAAATATGGATTTAGATCCAGAAGTAATGAAAGACACGTTAGATAGTATTGAAGATGCTATCGAGAATAAAGCAGAGAACATTGCAAAGCTTATTCGAAACCTTGAATCAGACGTGTCAGCATACAAAGAAGAAGAGGACCGTTTAAAAACGAAACGTCAAGTTACAGAAAACAAAGTGAAATGGTTGAAGACATATTTAGAAGACAACATGAAACTGACTGGAAAAACTAAATTCAAATCTGGAATGTTTAACTTCTCCATTCAAAAGAACCCTGCAAGTGTGAACATCACTGACGAAAAAGCTATTCCAGAAGAATTCCTAATCCCACAACAACCAAAAGTGGATAAGACTTCATTGAAAGAAATATTGAAGAGAGGAATTGAAGTTCCAGGGGCTGAATTAAAACAAACGGAAGGATTGAGAATTAGATAATGAAAAACAAAATTTCAGTAACAGATAATATTTTAATCGAAATCTCTAAACACAAAATTGAAGTTTTCACATTTCTTCCATTCAACATCCAAGTTAGTTTTGAAGAAACAATCGACCCAACGTTGGATGAAGACGGTGAACTCTTTGGCAAAAGATATCAATTAAACATTTTTGCAAAACCAAAGTATATGGATGAGTGCTCTTCTGAAAGTGATGTATCATTCACGATCAGTAATTACAGAGAATTAAAAACGTTCTGGAAGTTTGTTGAAAACAACAAAAATAACTTATTCGATATGGCAGGCTATGAAGGAGAAGTCGAAGCATGAGAATTCTAGCAATCGACCCTGGAAGTGCAAAGGTTGAAAGTAGTACGAACGGAATCGTGTTACTTGATAATGCAAAATTAGTAAATCATTGGGTTGTACCTTCTGCAAGAGTCCATGATATCCGAAACTGGTTTGAAGAGGTCGGTCGCTTCTTAGATGTGGATGTAGTCGTTATTGAGAAATTTGAAGCGAGAGACAACGACAAATCAAAGGATAATTCAGTTCTAGAAAACGTTGCTTTATTCCAAATCCTTTTCCCGGAATCGGTGTTACAACGCAACGCAGGTTATCAATCAGATATCCCAAATGAATTACTAAAGCGACTTGGCCTATGGAAGTTTGAAAAGAGCCATCACCAGGATGTACGTGCAGCAGCAAGACTCGGACTGTTCTGGGCGATGAGAAATGATATCAAAGAAGTAATCGATGATATTGGCAAGGTGGTGAATGAACATAGCATTAAAACTAAGAAAGTGGCAATCTGAAGCGATTGAAAGAAGTAAACGGCAAACATACGGAATCTTCCTTGAAGCTCTTGGGGGTCGCGGAAAAACTATCTGTGCTCTAGCCATTGCCAAAGAGAAAAACGCTAAGAAAATCATCATCACAAACAACCGCCTTTCGATTCTGGAGGGTTGGAAAGAAGCCATTAAAAAGATGAATTTTGATTCGGATGTTGAGTTTATCATCTCAACTGACCGAAGTATTCAAAATATGATTAAAAAAGGCTCAAAATTCAACTGTGACGTGTTGATTATTGATGAGTGGCAGAATATGTCATCGGAGAAGCAAGTGGCCTTATATCGACGTATAAAGCGAAAATACACGATAGGTCTTTCAGCTACTCCGATTCGAAAAAAAGGGCAAAATTTCTACCCACTCGAAAAAACGATTTTTGGGTTTGCAAATCCAAATAATAAATTTGATTGGCAAAAAGCACACGGAAGAATGGTGTATGATCCATTCACTTATTCGAAAGAAAAATGGGAGGATTTCAGAGATTATGAACGATATGTCAATAATCTTCCAAACTTCTTTAGATGGGAGGAAATCGAAGAAATCGAAAATGCTGTTGAAAACAACGGTTACGAAATTAAGTTCTATCCAGTAACTGTTGAACCTGGAAATCCAGAAACATTAGACAAGTTTAGAAAATTAAATCTTGTTACCGTGAAAGGTGAAACGGCAATGGCAAAACAATCTTTTGGACGGAACACGTTTGAAAGGTATCTCAACCAAGCAGGAGTTGAAGTTGATTTCCCAAAAATTAAACCAGTGAACGCTGATACTCCATTAATGCTAAAACTCGATGGATTAATCAAAAGAGCACCACATGACATGCTGATTGCCAGCAAGTCCAAACAGATTGTAAATGTTATCCGTGAAAGACATCCAAACATCGGAATCTGGACTGGAGACGTTCAAGAAGGACTTGATAAAAAGGTAGTAGTTGCTACGAACCAGGTTCTTGGAGTTGGTGTTGATGGCTTGCAGCACAAATATCAAACAATCGTCGTTCTAGATCCAGTTGAAGAAGGTTCTGGAGAATATGATGATTATCGCCAATTACTATGGCGAATAACAGGAAGTAGACAACAACACGATGTAAACGTGATTGAATTTTATTATAAAGGAGAATGAAATTGTTTAAATTACCAGAAAATAAACCACAAGTGCCAAAAGATACACCACGGAATTACTTCATTTATGGTGAAACCATGAGTGGTAAATCGTACCTAGCGAATGAGTTCCCTAATCCAATCGTTTTAAATACGGATGGGAACGCAGAAGCGAACAGCGTGCCAAGTATTCAATTATTGAATGATAAAGATAAATCAGGGCGCATCACTAATTCAGTGATTAAGCAGCTAGGTGAAATCCTATTAGCTCTACAAACGCAAGAACATTCCTACGAGACAGTCGTAATCGACGTTATCGATGACGTTATTGAAATGATTAAGATTGCGGTATGTGATGAGCTAACTCCACCTGGTAAACCTCGATTGAAGTCATTATCTGAAATCCCATACGGAAAAGGTTACGACTTCTTCAACCAGGCAATTACGGAACTGGTTATTGACCTCAAAGCATTACCGATGAATGTGATCTATATCAGCCGTCAAATTTCTGAATATGACGATAACGGAAATGCAACGAAGGACAAACCAAGTCTTAAAGATAAGTATGTGAACCTTATCAACGGGAATTCGGATTTGATGATCCATACAGAAAAAATAGGGAATAACTATAACCGTGAAGTAGACAGGAAACGTAAGACTTATTATGCAGACCAGGTTGATGATAAAGCGATTTTGAAAATTTTAACAACAATTAGAGGCGCTGTTGAACCACCTCGTAAACAACAAGCAGAAACAAAACCAGTTGCAAAACCAACAAACAAAGAAACAGTTGAAGTTTCTAATAATGAAGATGAATTATTTTAAAACTAAAGGAGAAATGAAAAATGAGTTTATTAAGTATTGCAAAGAAAATTAAAGAAGATGGATTTGACCCTCGTAAAGATAGTGTGAACGGACCTGCAGCATTACCGGCTGGTGATTACACAGTCGTATTAAAACGAGTGCAATTCAATATTGCACCAAGCGGTTGGGAAAGCTTAGGATTCACATTTGAAGTCCGTGAAGGTGAATTTAACGGACGTACTGAATATGTATCTTTTGGAACATTATCTGAATGGAACGGCAAAGACTTGTCTTGGTCAGTAGAACGAACAATTAAGTTCTTTACAAAGGTTATTGAATTAGCTGGAGACAAAGTTATGAAGAACGACTTCGAAGACGGAAGAGCGTTAGCTGATGCCTTAGAACGTAAAGCAGTTGGTTCTTACTTCACATTAAAAATCCTAGAAACAAAAGGTAAAGAAGACAAAGTATATCGCAACTACGATATTGAAGAAAATGCTGAAAATGCGATGAATACAGTTGTTGTAGAAGAAGACGATTTACCATTCTAAAAATAAGGTGATCTCATGCACTCGATGAAAGAATATGCGCTGCTATATCAGCAAAAAGGGTTCTCGGTCATCCCGATTAGTCCTACAACTAAAAGACCATTAATTGAATTTGCGGATAAACCACCTCTTGATGCTGATGGAATTAACGAAGTTTGGAATCAATATCCAAACGCGAACATCGCACTAAGGACTACAAACTTCTTCGTGATTGACATTGACAAACACGGACAAACCAGTGGATATGATTCGTTGAAGAATTGGGAACATTTAAACCTAATAGAACCCACACTTCAAGCTAAAACAGCATCAGGAGGAAAGCACCTATTCTATTTCAAGCGTGATGATATCCACATCAGTCAAATGATCGGATTTCTTCCAGGGGTGGATATCAAAGCGCATGAAAACAATTATGTTTTGGTCGCTCCTTCCGCTACGGATAAAGGGCAATATGAATGGGACCTGGAAAAATCTCCTGAAAAAGGAACGATGATTACTCCCTCCAGGGAATTGATTGAAGCCATCATCCAGCAGTACAAAATCACCAATGGACGTGAATTTGATTACAGCGATGGATTAAGGTCGTGGGTTAGTAAGGGAAGAACATCCGGAAAGACTAAAACAACGGAATTGTTTGAAATCATCGCAAATGGATTAGGCGATGAAGGGAATCGTAATGATAAGCTTGCTAAATTTGTAGGCGGATTGTTATGGCGAGGAGTGGATGAAATGGATGTGTTGACGTTGGCTAAAATAGCTAATAGCAATACTCCGAATCCACTATCGATGCAAGAATTAGAAAGAACAGTAGTAAGTATGATTAACAAAGACAGGAGGTGATTGTGATTGGCGAAGTAGTGAGTTTTTATAAAGATTATGAACCGATTAAGAACAGCAACGGAACTTTAAAAACGAACAGTCCAGTAAATGTATTAAACGCATTTCGTGCTGATGATCAGTTAAATCTCTATCTGAAGCATAATGAATTCTCTCAGGAGCATGAATTAACAAGAGATATCCAACTTGGAAACACGCTTTTAAAAAAAGGAGAGCTACCTTCGAATTTTGAATCGGTAGTAAAAGTTTATTTCGAGAATGTCACTGGTGCAGCATTTACAGCTCAAGCGATGATTGATGGCATGGAAACCTTCTTATCTGAACGGTCCTACAATCCAGTAAAAGAGTATATGGAAGAAGCTGAGAAGGGCTGGGACAAACGCAAACGCATTGGACAAATGTTACAAGTTTATCTAGGAGCTAACCAAGACCCTCTAGTGTCTAAAATCGCTGAAATGTGGATGGTAGGTGCTGTTGCTAAAGTATATGAACCTTACGTCAAATTTGACTACGTTCTGGACTTGGTAGGTGGCCAGGGTGTTGGTAAGACTTCATTTCTACAGAAACTAGGTGGGCATTGGTACACGGATGCAGTAACTGATTTTGCGAACAAAGACAACTACGACATCATGCTGAAGCATTTAATCGTGAATGATGACGAAATGGTCGCTAGTGATCGCATGAGTTTTGCAGAAACAAAATCGTTTATCTCAAAGACGAGTTTACGATTCAGAAAACCGTACATGCGCAGAACACAGGAATTCGCAAAGAATTTCGTTTTAGCTCGAACAAGCAATCACGTTGAATACCTCAAGGATAAGACAGGTGAACGCAGGTTCTTACCTGTGCTGGCAAGTAATGATAAACAGAAAAAGCATCCGATGAAGATAACGGATGAAGTCGTGAAGCAAATCTGGGGTGAAGCAGTCACCATTTATAAAAGCGGTGTGGATTTGATGTTCGATGAAGAAACAGAAGCACAGCTTGTTGAATATCGCGAGCAATTTATGTTCAGAGACGAAATCGAACTTCAGATTCTTCAATATCTAGAAATGCCCGTCCCTAAAGATTGGGAAAGCAGAACAACGACTGATCAGTACATTTATACGACTAAATATTTTGCAAATAGTCCTGACTGGACTTCAGGAGGTCAAACGTTGAATCGAGTGGCTACTCGGGAGATTATGTTCAATCTGTTCCATAAAGAATCGAACGACCAGAAGCTATCTCGGAAGATAAGTTTTATTATGGATAATTTGCCAGATTGGAAGAAAGAACGGTTCAGAGTTGGTGGGAAATTAATAAGAGGTTATCAAAGAATTAATTCCTAATCTGTGACACGTACTGGTGTCACAAAACTAAAAACGTGTCACACTTGTGACCTGTTGTACCGTCAATGTGACACGTTTTTTTAAAATGGTGTCACACTTCAAAATGTTGTTATATCAACGAAAATTGGTGTTTTGAGTCAAAAAAAGGCCTAAAAAAATTGAAAATAATTTTTCTGAAGTAAATAAGAAATAATCCTAAAGATGAACTTATTGAATATAAACCTCTAA